ACTTGAGGCTGTTAAAGAAGCACTCGTAACCAGAGATTAGTTTTTATAAATATCTCTAGAAATAGAAATTTACAGGGAAAAGAAAATGCCTTTATGGGGAGCAACTGACGCAGATGAGTCAAAACCTAAGAATCTGACCACAGCTCAAAAGAAACAAGTATTTGCTAATGCAAGTGGTTGGGTTCTTGAGGCTGGTTCTGCTCTTAGTGGTAACGATAATACAGATGCAGATCCAGAAGTTCTGGTTGCAATCGGTGAATTATCAACAAGTATTGGTGCTGCAGACATCACTGAAGTCGAGATGGTCACAACTACTGCTGATAAGTCTGATGGATTTACAATATCAGTTAGAGTTAGATATAACGAACCAGTTGATGTTGTTACAACAGGTGGTACACCAACACTCGCAGTTACAAATGGTAACGAGGGTACTGGAACAGGAAGAGGCCCACACTCACTATCATACGCATCAGGAACTGGTACGAATGAATTGATATTCTCATTAGCAATCGCTGCCGCAAACGCTGCTACTAACGCTGATGACGTTCTTACTGTCGGAGCTCAGAGTATTGCATTAAATAGTGGAACTATTAAGGATGCATCTGGTACTGCTAGTGACGCTTCTCTTGTAATATCTTCTGCACAGGGAACTGCTGCTGGATCAGTGACTGTTACCGCATAACGTTAACAATTAATATGATATGAGATTTGATGAATTGAATGATGAAAATCATCTCCTCTTTGCTATTAAATTTTATGATAATCCTCAAGCGGTAACGATCGAAGACTTCCATGAGGATCTCAAAAGATTCAAATACATTAAAAGATTGCTAAAAAAATATGTGATGAAAGGTGAATTGAAATATCATTTGATCATCAATCACTTTATTATATGTTTCAATGTTTTTGGAGATGCAACAATTCCATTACTGTTTTATAAAATAGAAAAGGAATACTGGTCTCTTATAAAAACATTCTTATTATTTCTTAATAGAATACCTGAGTTTCCCAAATCCGGTATTGACGATTTGAAAGTTGATAAGAAATGCCTTGACCTGCTCAACAAAATCTAATGGACAACGATAGGATAATAAAATTAATAAGAGAGATGATGAGTGTCGGTGGTACTGCCAGTGCTCCCGGTTTTAGTGGCAAGGCAGATCCAAAAGGACCCGTTGCCGGATATGATCCTGCATTAGACCTCAGAAAAAGGCATGGTAGGAAGTTGAACATGTTCTATCGTAAACGTTTACAGTCTCAACGTAAGAAAAAGAATGGATAATAATAATGTCAACACTGCTTTATTGGAGAGACTGGAGAAAATTGTCGAAAGTCTACAGGAGAATAGTGTCAAGATGGGAGAGTTGTTAGCAGTTCATAATGAGAAATTAGATAAACAGGATAGGATAGATGCAGTATTATTTGAGAAGATCGATTCTTTACATAGAGAAGTCAATAGACAGAGTTCAGAAATTAAGCAAGGATGTGAAAGAGATATATCTCTGGTTGACAAACGTCTTAGAGCAATGGAAAAAAAGATGTGGTCTATATTTGGTGCTCTTACTATTATATCTTTCGTCGTTAGTCCACTCGGACAAAGGTTCATGAGATCATTGACAACAGCACCAAGCACTGCTACACTTATAGAACCGATGTTCAATGATACTAGATGATATTTTTAGACTCCAAATATATTGGACTTATATCAGCAAGATTAGATAAGATAAAGAAAGTAAAACCTGATTTATATAATTTCAGATGTCCATATTGCGGAGACTCGAAGAAGCATAAGAACAAGAAGAGAGGATATCTATACAAAAGAAAAACTGATTTCAACTTCAAGTGTCACAACTGTGGCGTTTCCAAGTCCTTTACATACTTCCTCAAAGATCTAGATAGACAACTCTATGATCAATATGTTTTAGACAGATATAAGGAAGGACTTACTGGGAAAGCAACCGTCACACCTGAACCAGATTTCAAAAAGATTATCAATAAACCAGTCTTCAAGAAGAAGATCAATCTTCCCTTGGCATCTACTAATGATAGAGCAAGGGATTATCTTGTCAGAAGGAAGATAGATCCCAACAAGTTTTATTATGCTGAGAGATTCAAACACTATTGTAATACTCTCAAACCAACATTTGAAACAACTAAGAATGATCATGCTAGAATCATCATACCAATGTATGATAGAGATAAGAAGTTGATTGGGTTTCAAGGCAGAGCACTTGATTCATCACAGCAACCTAAATATCTTACTATCATGTTAGATGAAGATGCACCAAAACTTTACGGATTAGACACAATCGATGAAACAAAACCCATTTACATCCTTGAAGGACCTTTCGATTCCACCTTCGTGGAAAACTCGGTTGCTATGTGTGGGTCCGATGTTGATATTAGGTCGCTTGGTTGGAGCGATTATATTTGGGTTTTTGATAACGAACCTCGCAACAGAGAGGTCGTCAATCGAATTGAAAAACTCATCGACAGAGGTGACAAAGTAGTTATTTGGCCATCAAACATTAAGGAGAAAGATGTAAATGAAATGATTCTTGCAAAATACGATATTTGTACTATACTAGAAAGTAGTGCTTACTCAGAATTAACAGCAAAATTAAAACTAAATCTTTGGAAGAAGGTATGAGCAACGGAACAAAAGTAAAGAAAAGAGATGGTTCAATTGAACCATTGAACCTTGAGAAGATGCACATCATGTGCGAAGAGGCTTGTAAGAATCTAGCAGGAGTTTCTGCAAGTCAAGTTGAAATACAATCAGGTATTCAGTTTTACGATGGTATTACAACTGCTGAGATACAAGAAATATTGATACGGTCTGCGAGTGACCTCATTAGTTTAGATAATCCAAACTATCAGTATGTTGCTGCAAGATTACTTCTATACTCTCTTCGTAAGAGTTTGTATGGTAGGTTGTGGGAAATTCCACATCTCATGGATCATATTCAAGAATGTATCAAAAAAGATGTATATGACTCTGATATTCTAGTCAAGTATTGTGAGGAAGAAATTGAAATTTTAAATGGCATAATTGATCATGGTCGTGATTTCCTGTTCACATATGCTGGATTAAGACAGGTTGCAGATAAATATCTTGTGCAAGACAGAAGTTCTGGAAAGGTCTATGAGACTCCACAGTTCATGTACTTGCTCATTGCGATGACAATATTTGCGGATTATCCAAAGAAAACCAGACTCGATTATGTCACCCGATACTACACAGCGATCTCGAAACACAGAATCAATATACCTACACCTATTATGGGAGGTGTTAGAACACCCCTTAGACAGTTTGCAAGCTGTGTTCTTGTTGATGCTGATGACACCCTCGATAGCATCTTTAGCAGTGACATGGCTATTGGCAAGTATGTTGCACAGAGGGCGGGAATCGGTATCAACGCAGGCCGCATCCGTGGCATCAACAGTAAAATCAGAGGCGGAGAAGTTCAACACACAGGCGTTGTACCTTTCCTCAAAAAGTTTGAAAGTACTGTCAGATGTTGCACTCAGAACGGCATTAGAGGTGGATCAGCGACTGTCCACTTCCCAATCTGGCACAAAGAAATCCAAGACATAATTGTTCTCAAGAACAATAAAGGAACGGAAGACAATCGTGTCCGCAAATTAGACTACAGTATTCAACTCAGTAAATTATTTTATGAAAGGTTTATTACCAACGAGAAGATCACGCTTTTTTCTCCTCATGACGTGCCAGGGCTTTATGATAGCTTTGGTACTGAATTTTTTGACGAACTATATGTACGTTACGAAAATAATGAATCTATCCCAAAGACTCGGATAGATGCTCAGGAACTGATTCTTGACCTATTGAAAGAACGTGCAGAGACAGGTCGTATGTATCTGATGAACATTGACCATTGTAATTCTCATTCATCATTCTTAGACAAAGTAAACATGAGTAACCTTTGTCAAGAGATAACTTTACCAACAAAACCAATTCAACATATTGATGACCCTGATGGAGAGATTGCTCTCTGCATTTTATCTGCAATTAATGTTGGAAAGATTAATAGGCTAGAGGAATTAGAAGACCTCTGTGACCTGTCTGTAAGGGGCCTGGAGGAGTTAATTGACTATCAGGGATATCCAGTAAAGGCTGCAGAGAATTCAACTAAAAAAAGAAGATCTCTTGGAATTGGTTTTATTGGTCTTGCACATTACTTGGCAAAGAACGGAGAACATTATGACGATGCATCTGCATGGCAATTGACACATGACCTTACTGAAGCATTTCAATATTATCTGTTAAAATCATCTAATCAACTTGCAAAAGAAAAAGGTAAATGTGAATACTTTGAACGTACAAAATATTCTCAAGGTATTTTACCGATTGATACTTACAAGTCTGATGTGGATGAGATAGTACCAAACAAACTCAACTATGATTGGGAATCTCTTAGGACATCTATCACCACCCACGGTCTTAGGCACTCAACATTGTCCGCACAAATGCCTTCGGAGAGCAGTTCCATTGTGTCAAATGCCACAAACGGAATCGAACCTCCTAGAGGATACCTGTCCATTAAAAAGTCGAAGAAAGGGCCTTTGAAACAAATTGTACCCGGATATCAACACTTAAAAAATAACTATACACTCTTGTGGGATATGCAATCCAATGAGGGTTATATCAACGTTGTTGCAGTTATGCAGAAGTTCTTTGATCAAGCGATTTCCGGAAATTGGAGTTACAACCCAGAGCACTATCCAGATAACGAGGTTCCGGTATCTGTGATGGCACAAGACTTTCTAACAACATACAAGTATGGTTGGAAGACATCTTACTATCAGAATACTTATGACATCAAAACAGATGAGATCGAGGAACCACCAACACCATCAACAGATCTAGGAGAATTAGTTTCTTGTATTTTAACGGAGGAAGAAGACTGTGAGTCTTGTAAAATTTAAAACAAGTTCAGAGGCAAAAATGACAAAAGTTGACTCAATGACCGTATTTAACACTGAAGAAGTTGAGACAACAAAACAACCGATGTTCTTTGGAAAACCACTTGGAATTCAAAGATATGATAACTATAAGTACCCAGTATTTGAGAGATTAACAACTCAACAACTAGGGTATTTCTGGAGACCAGAGGAGGTCTCTCTTCAAAAAGATCGAAGTGACTATCAATTACTTCGTCCAGAACAGAAGCATATTTTCACTAGTAACTTAAAGTATCAAGTGATGTTAGACTCTGTTCAAGGAAGAGGCCCCGGTATGGCATTTGCGCCATATTGTTCTCTACCTGAGTTGGAAGGATGTATGAAAGTATGGGAGTTTATGGAAATGATCCATAGTCGTTCCTACACATACATCATTAAGAATGTTTACTCCAATCCATCCGATGTGTTTGACACTATCTTAACTGATGATAGAATACTTGAGAGAGCACAAAGTGTGACTCAAGCATATGATGACTTCATCAATGGAGCACATGAATACGATCAAAGTAACATGTGGAAAGAAGGATGGAGAGGTTCTTACGTATCCGAATCAACAATCTATGAACTCAAAAGAAAACTCTTCCGAGCAGTTGCGAATGTCAACATTTTGGAAGGAATTAGGTTCTATGTCTCCTTCGCATGCTCGTTCGCTTTTGGTGAACTTAAGCTCATGGAAGGATCGGCAAAAATCGTTTCTCTTATCGCCAGAGACGAAAACCAACATTTAGTCATCACACAACAAATCCTCAATAAATGGAGGAATGGAGATGACCCAGACATGAAGAAAATTTTCAAAGAGGAGGAGCCATGGTTCTATAAAACTTTTGAAAATGCTGTTAATCAAGAAAAATTGTGGTCAGAGTATTTGTTTAAGAACGGATCAATGATAGGTCTTAACGAAAAACTCCTTCAACAATACGTTGAATGGATTGCAAACAAAAGAATGAAAGCAGTCGGTCTTAAACCCGTGTATGATATTGCTCAAAGAGCAAACCCACTACCTTGGACACAGCATTGGATCTCATCAAAAGGATTACAAGTCGCACCACAAGAAACGGAGGTAGAAAGTTATGTCGTTGGGGGAATTAAACAGGATGTCAAGAAAGATACATTCTCAGGTTTCAAATTATGATGAAGTTGCTGATTGCATTGAAGCATATCTAGATTGCTCGAAACATAGTCAACAACTCTTTGGAGACATAGACCCGTATGATTGGTTAGAGAATCAGGGAGTATAACAAGAAGAGGGTTTTACACCCTCTTTTTTATTGACTACATAGAATTGTGATGTTATAATTAAATGACTAAAGAAGTTGATTATGAAAACCCTTGGATTTACGAAGGTCGTCCTTTTACCTCTGATGATATCGGGGACTATTATGGGTTCGTCTATCGCATCACAAATACCACCAGCGGCAAGTCCTACATCGGAAGAAAGTACTTCGTGCAGAAGAGAAAACCCAGAGGAGCAAAGAGAAGAGTTACAAGTGAATCAGACTGGAAGAAGTACTACGGAAGCTCTGAGGATCTTAAGCAAGATATTAGAAGAGATGGCAAGGATTCTTTCAGAAGAGAAATCCTCTCCCTCCATACAACCCTCGGAAAAGTAAATTATGAGGAAACAAAACAGTTATTCCTACACAATGTATTGATGGAATCGCTTGACGACGGGACACCAATGTACTATAATAGCAACATACTTGGACGCTACATGCGTAAAGATTATGGACAGTTTCACGAAAACTCTTAGAACTACATATGATTGGTCAATAGATCGAATGAATGATTTATGCACAGATGGTAATGAAGAGAAATTAAAAGATGCAGTTTCAATAAGACAAGAATTTGCAGAGTGGTTAATAAGAGAAAATAAAGAAGTTAATCATGATATCGTTTCCCTTGAGTATATGGGAGAGGGTAGCGAGTATGATATATAATTTGTTGAGTAAATAGAATTATGTTACAAAAAATAGTAAATGGAATCGCTATCGCAAGTGGTATTGTATCTATCACCGTCGTTGGTGCTGTTGGGGTTGTATATCTCAATAAGGATGCGATTATCGATAACGTCAAAGGCAAGGTAATGGAAGCAGTCACCGATAAACTTGGTGGTCTCGGAGATTTAGGAGGTATAGGTGGAGGAGGTTTAGGTTTACCATCACCATCAACCCCAACACCAGAAGCACCTGCATCACCTATACCATTAGGTTTTTAGGGATTAATTGTCTATATATAATATAGATATAGTGATCCCATGGCTGAACCAAAGAAAGAAGATGTAAAACCTAAAGGTCCTCTAGCAAAATTAAAAGAGGCAGTGGATGATAAAGATGAACAAATGGCAATCCTGAGTACTTTTGTGAGACTTGGGATTTTAATATGGGCAGGTGGAATTTTAACTCTTAATTACGTAACTTTTCCTGGTTTTGCAAAACAGGATAAGATTGATCCAACTTTTATAGCTTCAGTTTTTACAGGAGTGCTAGCTACTTTTGGTGTTGAAGCGGGTAAAAACAAAGGTAAGTCTTCTTCTAGTAGTGGAGGAGCAAACATATCAAAGAAAGATATGGAGATATTAATCGAGAAAGCAGCAAATACAGCACCAGCACAAACAATCAGAATCGAGCAAGCACCAATGGTTCTCGCTCCTTCAGTACCACCTAAGAAAGGATAATGGAAAAGCAAGTGAAATGGGGTAAATGGTTCGCCTTGGGATTAGGAGGACTCATTGGATTATCCCACATTGGTATGATAGGTTCTTTATCAAATCGTCAAAGTAAATTACCAAGTATCAACTTACCAGTTGGTCCTTATACGTCATATGAAGCAGAAGTTGGACATAATGGATATAAGATAAGTTATAAAGCAAACGATCCAAAAGTAATGCGTGTGGAAAGGGATAGTAACACTAAGGGTGGCTTTCTTGGATTGGCTAACAACAAAGTTAAAGTCGTTGAGCAATACACGATGGACGGTGCAGTTCACAGTAAATCAACCACAGTTACAGAAGGAGACAAAAAATCAGAAGCCTGTATCAAAGCAATCGGAGGAGCAGAGCAAACAGGAAGGCTCGTTGGTTCAAGTGTTGGTGCCAGTGTTGCTCCTAGCGTCGCTAATATTCCCATTGTTGGTTGGGTTGCTGCTGGTTGGGTAACTATGTTTAGTGGTAATCAAGGTGCAGAAATAGGTGGTGGTATGGCAGAGGACTTAAATAAGAATTGTTAAGTTGCCAATCTAAAATTTTGTGCTAGAATATACATAGAGAAAGTAAATAATTAAAATGGCAGTCTACCAAGACTACGAAATAAGAATCAATTTGAATGAATTGATTGAGTCAAGAATACCTTGTTGTGATTTACTACATCCTGATCATTGCCTAACAGAGCAACAGGTTGCAGAGATTGCACATGATATTCGTATGGATTTGGATTTACACCCTGTCTTTCATCAAGTAGATCAACATATAATGAGATACGTTGAAGCTGCAGGTATTGACAATAAAGACCACTGGGTAGAGGAGCAACTACCTGATTTACAAGAGGAAAAAAAATGATTTTTGCATCAAACCCATCAGTATATACATTACCAGGCACTTGGGAAACACAACCTTTCGTTCCAGTTGAATTGGTATTCAGCACTACAGTTGCAGTAGCATCTTTGGGATTAATTGTAGGATTAATAGCAGGAATTTCAATTGTTAAGATAAGAAGAAAAAGAGTGTAATAGGTGTGGACTCCCACACATAACTGCGTATTTATACCTAGTGTGTTAGACTAAATAATAATGTACTGGAGTTGAAACTATCATGTCCCACTACACACTAAGTTGGCACGACCAACTAAATGAGTATCATGAAATAGGCGAATATGCCGAAGACGCTTTTGAAGCAGTAAAATTTGCAAGAGAGGATGTTCCGTATCTACACGAACATCCTTTTTCTTTGGAATCAATTAAGAAGGAGGAATAATGAAAAATCTACCCATCACATCTACCTTTCTTATCTTTACAACCATTGGAACCGCATTATGGTTCTATCCACAATACGCTTGGGCACACCCCATACTTGTATGAAACAATTTAATACTTGGGTGCTAGACACCACAATTTACATCATTGATTTTCTCTATCGTGGTAGAGACTTTCAAAGATTCTGGGTTCTTGAAGTAATTGCAAGAGCTCCATACTTCTCATTTATAAGTGTACTTCACTTTCGTGAGTCACTTGGACTACGAGGAGAAGACCATATATACTTAATGAAGGAACATTTCTATCAGGCATTAAATGAAACAGAACACTTGGAGGAGATGGAAACTCGTGGAGGCAATGAGCATTGGATCGATAGATTCTTCGCTAAACACTTGGTTCTTCTTTACTATTGGATTATGGTTGCTTATTATTTCGCTAGTCCAATAGATGCGTATGACATCAATATGAAGATTGAAAAACACGCATACGAAACTTACGTCAAATACTCTGCATATCATCCAGAAGATAAAAAGATTGCAGAGATAGCCGAGGATGAACTTAATCACGCAAGAGAATTAAAACTTGCGATGTCGATGGTTTAGTGATATAATAAATATTACACTTGTAACAATTAAATGCTATCTCTTTTACTACTCACATCTAGTTTTCTAAATTTTATCTTTTACATCTACGCAATCGGTTTTGTCGTTGCACTTGGATTAGAGCAGATAGTTAGAAAAGGTGGTAATGAAAGAGATATCTATATTGTAGAATATAATCGTAAATATTTGTGGAGAAATACTTGGTTGATAAATATATTTTGGTTTTTTACAAATATTGGATTGTTTGTAATGTCAAGAAATATACAATCACCAATCGATAACTTTTGGAGCGAAGGACTTTAATGGAAAAAACATACGACGATACAAATTGGAGAGAAGACTACGCTAAGAATTTTTGTAATAATAAAAGACATCTTGAACTATTAGAAAACGGACCTCATAGTTTATCTCAAGCGTGGTTATTGGGAGCATTACATAATGAATGGAAAAGAATCAAAGGATACAAAGACGAGCATCCAGAAGAAAATAAAGGTCAATGTCAATCATCTTTGAAGGAGTTTTACTCAAGATATAAAGACCAAGGTATTTGATGCATCGGTTTAAAGAAATATTACCCAACAAACGAAAACGTAAATGGTGGAGGATTAAGTTATGGCAGCTCAAACGGTTACTTGGTCGGTTGTTATAATGGTTGCAATTTTATTGATTGCTGTTACAATAATAATATACTATATAATGAGATATGATTACCTGTTCCCGAATGATTAAGTATTTGGCAATACCACTCATATTGGTTGGATGCACAGCACCAGTTACTGACCCACCTGCACACGCTTGTAGTCCTCGTCTGGATGGTAAACCTACTTATTGTCCTGATGAAAGAGATTTAATATTAGTAGAACCAAAACCTCTCATTCCCATAGATGAAGCTAGAGGAGAAATTAATATCAGAGACCCATATCATTGGCAAAGTTTACAGATGATGTTTCAAAGAAATATGAGAAAGGGTCAAATTGAAAAAAATGCAACCTTACCTTCTGATGCTATAAATAATGCACTTGCAGAATTTAACTATGGGAGCAATGGTTCCACCGAGTCGGAAGAGTTGTTACAACTTCCGAGTGACGGAAATCAATAGAGTAGTCGATGGAGACACTATTGATGTAACAATCGACCTTGGATTCGATCTTTACAAAAAAGAAAGAGTTAGAGTTGCGGGAGTCGATACTCCTGAGAAGAGGACAAGAGATTTAGAAGAAAAAGCACTAGGTCTTGATGCTACAAACTGGATGAAAAAAAATTTGGAGGATGCAATCGATGGAGATGATGAACTCACTATACGAACTGAACTTAAAGGTGGCATGGGTAAGTATGGTCGTTTGCTTGGTTGGTTATACATTGGTGATGATGAACTATCGCTCAACGAAAAAATGATCGATGAAGGATATGCTTGGGCATATGACGGTGGCACAAAACAAAAGAACTTCGAGGAACTACGTGAGATACGTAGGTCATTTGGTACATTGGATGCAGGGTAATGAATTTTATAAAAGCACAAATCAAAAGATTTTTTGAGACAGGAAAATGGGCAATGAAACTTATTTTTCTTGTTGTTCTAGTAGAATTAGGTTTGATTGTAGGAGTTGTTGCATCTATGGGCGATGAACTAACTGATGAAGATGGCAAACACATCCATCATTTACTATCTCTAGCAATGACTAAATCTTTTGCTTTATATTCAATGGAAAAAGCAGGAGAAAATCAAAAGTATCTTATTGAAAACGTAACTAAAAAATGATTTTACCAGGCACAACAGTTACAATCGAC